TATATGGAAAGAAAGGATAAATATCAACAGAAGTATCAAAACTTTTCAGATGCTTTACCAATAGATGACTATTATGATTTTCATAAACAAGCATTAGAAAAGATGTTAAAACTTTCAAAAGTAGTGCTATGGAATATCCAAATAATTACTGGTAGTAAAGAAGCAGTATTTAAAATAATAGGACACTTTCACAAAAATTTGAAAGACATCATAGTTTGGGATAAGGGTTATGCCGAACCATCAATGCAATCTGGTATAATCAATAGAGGAACTGAATTAATATTGGTGTTTGAAAAAGATACTACGATTGGAAGACAAATTCAGAATCCACATTTCAAACACGGAAGTTTAAACGACTTATGGAAAATAAAAAGACCAAGACACCCAAAAGGACACTCAGCAACATTTCCAATTGAATTAGCAGAAACTGCAATCAGAAGTTTCAGTCCAGAAAATGGTGTTGTAATGGATTGTTTTATGGGTAGTGGAACAACGGGAGTTGTTTGTAACCAATTGAACAGAGATTTTATAGGAATAGAATTAGTCAAAGATTATTTTGACTACTCAAAGGAAAGAATTGAAAAGGTAAATAATAATTCTTCAACATTAGAAAAATTTATTTGATTTTCACAAAACAATATTATATTTATAATTGTAAAACAATAGGAGTAAAATGGTTATGAACAAAACGCAGTTAACAAACTTCATCACAAAGTATACTTTGGGTGGAGAAATTAAATCAACTAAATGGACTTCAAACGGAACTTCACTATCAACAAGATTTATCTCAGGTGATAAGTCAGTTGTGGGTAAAGTAGAGTTGAATAAGTTTAGTCATCTATCACCTTGTGAATTAGGTGTATACAATACAGGACAGCTAACAAGTTTGCTATCAGTATTGGGAGATGATATTGATGTAAATCTATCACAATCAGGTGATAAGTTTATCTCAATGGAGTTCGAGGACACGAACAGAAAAACAAAATCAAAATATATGTTGAGTGATTTATCGGTTATCCCTACACCACCAGCACTAAAGAATCTACCAGATTCATTTGAGTTAGGTATCAAGGTTGACCCTTATTTCGTAAATACATTCATTAGTGGTAAAGGTGCTTTGTCCGAAGCAGAAACTTTTACTATCTTGACAGAAAACGGAGAAACTAAAATCGTTATCGGTTATGCTTCAATCGCATCTAATCGTGTAACTATTCCAGTAGAAACCACAAAGTCAGCAGACATTGAACCAATTAGTTTCAATGCAAATATGTTCGCATCAATCTTAAATGCAAATAAAGATTGTGAAAGTGCAACATTAGAAGTTAGTTCACAAGGTTTATCAAGAATTAAATTCTCAATCGACAATTACGATTCAGAATACTTCTTGGTATCAACACAAGCAGTTAATTAGTGGAGAGTGTAAAACACTCATTATGGGTAGAGAAATACAGACCTACTCAATTAGATAATTACATTGGTAATGACCATTTGAAAAGTAAGGTGTCGGTGTATCTCGAATCTGGAGATATACCACACCTTCTATTGTTCGGTCGTGCCGGAACAGGTAAAACCACACTAGCAAAATTATTGGTCAACAATATCGATTGTGATTATCTTTATATAAACGCATCTGATGAGAATAGTGTAGATGTAGTTCGTGAGAAAGTCAAGAACTTCGCATCAACATTAGGTTTCAAAGATATGAAAGTTATAATCTTGGACGAGTGTGATTACATTACACCAAACGCTCAAGCAGCACTTCGTAATCTTATGGAAACTTTCTCTAAGAATTGTCGTTTTATATTAACTTGTAATTATGTGGAAAGAATCATTGACCCGATACAAAGTCGTTGTCAATCATTTCAGATTATACCACCAGACAGAAAACAAGTTGCACAACATCTGGCAAATATATTGAATAATGAAAACATTGAATATGATGTCAAAGATATCGCAACGACCGTAAATGGTGGTTATCCAGATATCAGAAGAGTAATCAATGGTGCTCAACGACAAGTCGTAGATTCCAAATTAACAATTGATGAAAATACTATTGTTCAAAATGATTATAAGAATCAAGTGTTGGATATATTGAAAACACAAGATAAGAAAAACTCATTCAAAAACATTAGACAATTGTTAGCAGATTCAAAGGTAACGGACTTCTCTGATTTATTCAGATTGATGTTTGATACCGTAGATGATTGGGGTCAAGGACATATCGCAGAGTGTATATTGATTTTAAGTAAATATCAACAATCAGACGCAGTTGTAGTGGATAAAGAAATCAACATTATGGCTATGTTTGTAGAGATTATAGGGAGTATCAAATGAGTAGTCATCCAGACGGAGGAATGCCACAAGGGCAACAGCAATTAGATATATCAAAAGCAGATACAATCCAATGTGAAGAATGTGGAAACGCATCTTTCATACAGGCATTTTTCTTAAAGAAAATATCAGCACTGATGTCACCAACAGGTAAAGAAGCCATTGTTCCAATGCAAGTTTTTAGTTGTGGTAATTGTGGAGCAATTCCAAAAAATATGATGGAAACGGGATAATCGTGGGAATCCTCGATAAAGTAAAAAAGGTAATAGATTGGAAACCACCTTCAAGTAAACAAAGTGGAATTACAGACGCAGATACATTGTATTCTGATAAAACCATTAGTTATGTTGAAATGTATTACAATGATAATATCAGAGTTGTACACGGAAATAAAGATGGAACTTTTGACCAAAGTATTGATTACAGACACGGTCGTCCCACTAAAGATTCCATACCATTAAAAACAAATATTGATAATGAGTATTACTTAGACGGAAGTAGAATCAAAGACCCACTATATAATGACAAAAACGCTCCATTACAAATTCATTGTTTCGGAGATAGTTGGACTTATGGTTGGGATGTTGAACAACAAGAAGCATTTCCACATTTATTAGGAGATGAAAATACATCAGTATGGAATTATGGAGCAGGAAAAACAGGTTTGGATTATTGTGTAAAAAAGATAACAGAAGTTTATCAAGAGTTTAATCACAAAGAAAATGAAAATTTTGTTTATGTTATTACGATTCCACATAGCTTCAGAAGAATGTACATTGAAGACAACGGAGTGGCTCGTAGATGTTGGGATAAACCAACTGCCGCAGAACAAAACGAATACAATCATTACTTATATTTTTATCATCATTATGAAATACTCAACAGATTAATCGGTAGAGATAAAATCATATGGGGAACTTGGGACGACGAAATACCAAAACATATGATTGATATATTCTTTGATTTACACGACTTGGCAGGAAGACACCCAGGAGTAGAATCTCACAAATTATACGCCGAGGGAATAAAAGATATAATGAGAAAAAGTGGTTGGTATGGACAAGAAAGTTAAATATAATGTAGAGAGACTATTCTACGACAATTATAGAGTAACGACAGAACTAAGTGAAGTTTACGCCCAAGGAGAACACGGATTAAAACTTTATCAACATAAAGATGATGAAGGTAAGGTTGTTTACTCTAATGATAAAGGTGAATATGTTTACTCACACGAAACTGGTATAAACATATACCAAAACAATAATGGTAGATTAGAGGGTGGTAGACAACACGACCCAATCTACAATGATGAGAGTGCCAGAAGACAAATCTATACATTTGGAGATAGTTGGACTTATGGTTGGGATGTTGAACAAGAACAAACCTTTACACACTTACTCGGAGATGAAAACACAGCAGTTCATAATTACGGAGCAGGTGGAACAGGTTTAGATTTTGCAGTCAAAACTTTATCAGAAGTTTATATGCCAACATCAACACGACAACTATTTATCATTACGGTTCCACACTATTTTAGAAGATTGTGGTTTGATGATAATGGAAATATTATCCCATCTTGGCAAGTAAAAGAAAAAACTGATATCAATGAGTATAATCATTATATTAATTTCTTACATAACTATGAAATCTTAAATCGTTTAATCGGTAAAGATAAAATTATATGGGGAACTTGGGAACAAGATTTATCAAGAGATAAATTTGATGTGGAGTTTGAATGTATAGACCATACAAAAGATGGATTACATCCAGGTATAAAAGCTCATAAACAATATGCAGAAAAATTAAAGAAAATTATAGATGAACGATATGAAGCAACTAAGATTTCAAAGACTTTGTAATGGTCATTGGCCAATAGAAGAATTACCTAAAGGTTGGAAATACCATACCGAAGAACCTACGATAGAATTATTAGAGTCAGGTTTAAAGTTATTTAGAAAACAGATAAATAATTATGACGGAATGTGGAACATTGATGATTATTTTTGGAGAGTAGAAAATGGTAGGAAGTTTCATTACATCACCAAAGATGATAAGATAATATCATTTGTTTGGCAGTCACCAGGTGGTAAAGTTAAAAAGAGTTGGAACAATACAGGTTCACCAGTATATGACACACCAAGTTTCTTTAAAAGTAATAATGTTGAAACTATGAATGTTGGTAAGGACAATAGTTATTCATATAATACTTGGATTTGTGATGAATATAGAGGGTTGGGAAAACATATGAACTTACGGTCATTTAGAGAAATGGAAAAATTGGGTAAAAAGTCTATAATTCACGACGTTGAGATATGGAATAAGTCTACAATAGTTCATTGTATCAAGCATTTGGAATCAAATGTTACTGATTTATTAGAAAGATGATATTTATATATAGGAAAAAATTATGTCAGTACAAACAAAAATAACAAATTTATTAAATTATATCACGGGAAGTGCAGGTGGTTGGCCAACAAATACTAATATTGGTATTATGTCTGGTGTTGACTACATCAAACAAGAAACCACAGATAATATATATTTTAACGAAATGAATACCAGTCCAGGTATTTATGGTTCATACAATGAGCAATCCGCATCATTTGACTTGGTTGCAAACTATGCAAACGAAAAGGGTTGTTCAACTGCATATGTTTACGGACACGATGACGCTAGTGGTAGAACACCACACTCTTCTCAAGAATCAGTCATAAGTGCAAGTTTTGCAAAACATAATATTCCAGTAAATTTTGAATACAATGATAACACTTCAATAACATACTTTTCACAAAGAGGACAAAATCAATATACGGGCAGTTTCCATTTATTTGTGGGTTCACCTTGGTATAGTGATGATAACTTATTAGAAATTGTTAGTGGTTCATTTAACAAAACTACATTTAGAACTATTTTGGGTTCATCACCAGAAAGTAGTAGTGTAATTCCAATATTTAACACAAGTTCATTTTCAGATACAAACGCATATCATCCAGACTTTGTAGTTAAAAATCCAACACAAGATGGAACCTTATTTGATGGCACAATATTATTCCATAAGTATGTAGCAGAGAATAGTACATACCAATCTGGTGTGGATAGTGGTTCATTAATTGAAACCTATATTGTTCCGAGTGGTTCAACAATAGGAACACAAGGATACTTAAAGGTAGATAAAAGTGATTATTTAATGACACCAGATAAACAAATTCTATTGAGAGACAATGTAGACTATGATGTATTGACACGTTCTAAACTTATTTTAAATGGTGATAGATATCACGTGAATAACTCTTTACTGCTCTCAACTTCGAGTGGAAGTTTAATCAGAATGTATGATGATTCAACCAAACAAGTTCAAGATGTGGAAACTGGTGATATAGTTAAATCATATTTACCCGTAGGTATGCCAGATGAGTTTTTTTACAATGATTGGTTGAGTTATAGCACAACCGATTTAAGTGGTTCAGTCGCATCAGGTTCAATAGTTATTAGAACATTTAGTGATGAATCTTATGGATACACTTTAGTTAATGGTTCTATAAAAATGGCAAGAAATAAAGTTGGTGGAAAGTATTTCTTGAAACAAGGAAGCACTTGGACTTGGAAAATGCCAGATGAAATGTCAATAGGTGATTATCTTTTAGATAAAGACGGAAATGAATTGGAAATAACTTCAATATCAGAAGTTGCACAAGAAGAAACTTTTTATTCATTAGATGTTGAGGATATTGATACATACTTTACATCAGACATATTGGTCCACAATATTCCACCAAAATAATAAATAGGAGATAGGTTACAATGAGATACAATAATGACTTAAAATTTTCAATCCAAATTCCAAACTTTTTATCACCAGAAAAGTGTGATGAGTTATTAAAAGACATAATGGAATCTGAACAAGATGTAATTGGTTGTGTAGGAGATGAAAAGGGAACAGCAATATTACCAGAAATTAGAAAAACTAATGAGTGGTATTTAAGAGACCAACCAAACAATGAGTTCAGACCAGATAAGGTTAATAAAGATTGGTCGTGGTTACAGAAGAAAATGTTTCAAATGGTAAACATAGTCAATGATAGCGTTTTTCATTTTGATGTTGATGGTTGTGATGATGAATTAAAACTAATAGAATACCAAGATGGTGGATTCTACGGGTGGCACACAGACTTTAATGCAGGTAGTTGTTCTAACAGAAAGATTGTAGGAATTATTCAACTAACAGACCCGAATGAATATGAGGGTGGAGAAGTTCAATTTGGTATCCAAGACAAAGATACAAAAGAATGGTACACGATGGAAAAGAATAAGGGTGCATTAACATTATTTCCGGCATTTCTATGTCATAATGTAACGCCAGTAACAAAAGGTAAACGATATGTAATTCAAGAATTATTTGTCGGAGACCATTTCAGATAAGAGTAAAATGTATAAAGAAGTAGATATGAATAACTTTAAAACCAATCCTAATTTTAGGTGGTTTTTAGAGAGAAAAAACTTTTTTAGTAAAGATGAGTGCCAAGAGATTATGGATTTGGTGGACAAGGAAGCAGACCTTAGAAGTGGATACCACCGTGGAACAGAAAACAGAGATACTCTCGGAAATGATGACAAGAATTCTTGTATTTTAAATATAAAGACAAATAGTAATCCAGAAATATTGAATAAATTCTGGAAAGCAATACAATTAGCAGACCTAACTACTTACCATTATAATTGTAAAGGTATTTACAACAATAGAGTTCAATGTCACAGGTATGATGTAGGTCAATATTATAATCCACACGCAGATTTTCATTGGTTAGATGAGTATAGTACAAATAAACTAACATTAATTGTATTTTTAAATGATGATTATGAGGGTGGAGAGTTTCATTTTTTTGATGGAAAAATTATTAAACCTGAAGTGGGTAAATTAATCATACACCCAACATTTGCAGGACACGGAGTTAAACGAGTAACAAAAGGAAATAGATATTCTTGTGTTGCTTGGGGAGTTGGAGATACCTTTGTCTAAAATACTTGTAGTGTCTACTGAAAGGTGTGGTTCTACAAACTTTATGAAAACTTTGGAACTAACTCAAAATGGGAAGTTTTGGGAACACCCACTTTTTAATAACTTTAAGTCACCAATAGATAAGTTAGGAGTCAAAGGATTTCTCGATAAGAGTTATAAATTAAGTGGTTTCATTGGAACAAAAATAGTTTATAAAGATAATGATGTGTTTATAAAGGAAGTAATAGATTATCACGATAAGGTTTTTTTGTTAGTAAGAAGTAATTTATTTGAGCAAGTATTGTCATTACACATAGCAAATGAAACTAATGTTTACCACAAACATACAGACCAACCAGTCCGTGAACTAAATTTATATGATTTACAAGAAAGAGTTATAGTAAATAGAAAAATAAATGACAGACTTTTAAGTATGGTTGATAAGAATAGTATATTGACTTATGAAAATATAAAGCATATCTTAGTTGGAGAGAAAGTTAATACCAAATACACTCAGATAGAAAATATAAACGATTTAAATAAACACTATAAATTAAATAAGGAGTTTTACACATATGATTACTAACGATACATTTAAATTTGTAGTTCACAGAAAAGACTTTCTATCATTAAGTCAATGTCAGAAGTTGATGAGATACTTAGAAACAGGTGAACCAACTGAATCAGAACTCGCAGGTAATTACGATGAGAACATTCTGAACAAAGAAGTTCGTGATAACAAAGAAGTTACAATCAATAATGAGAAACTCAATAACAAACTAAAAATGGTATTTGAATTATCTAATCAATCTATTTGGAAATACAATATACAAGAAATGGAAAAGGTAAAAATACTACGATATGAAAATGGTGGTAAATACAAATGGCATACTGATTGTGGAGCAAAAGAAACTTCCACAAGAAAGCTAACTGCCATTATTCAATTATCAGATGAAACAAAATATGAGGGTGGAGACTTAGAGTTCGGTATCACAGACAAATCAGGTAAAAATAATTACACCGCACCAAGAACACGAGGAAGTATTACAATCTTTCCTGCATTCTTATCACATAGAGTTACATCAGTCACAAAAGGTAGAAGATATTCATTGATAACTTGGATGTTGGGAGACTGCTTTGTATGAAAATAGCATTATGTTTATGCCCACAATGGTCATTGACAACACCATCATTCGCTCTTGGTAGTTTATCTCAGGTCTTAGAAAGTCAAGGCCACTCAGTAGAACAAATAGATTTAAATTTATTGACAGCAATTTATGTTGGTGATGAACGACATAAATATTGGAGATTGTCCAATAAAGAAAGTCCAATATATGACGGAAAAGTATTTCAAGCAAACTTTGTGGATATCACAAAACGATTTGATAAATTTTGGAATGTTTGGATTGATAAAATGTCAAAGTTTGATATTGTTTGTTTCACAACTTATAGTTCTAACATTACTACCACAGATTACATCGCAAGAAAATTAAAACAGAAAAACCCAAACATTCAGATTTGGTATGGTGGACCATATTGTTGGTATGCTAAATCTGGTGGTCTGGTCAGTACAAAAGATGATGTAGAAATGTATAGAGAGTTTGTAGATGTGGGTTGTGGATTAAATGAGGGTGAGGTCATAATAAAAGATTTAATAAATCAATATAGTTCAAATAAAAACTACAATGGTGTTACGGGTATTTGGACTTGGGATAAAATGAAGCCAAGTTTCGCATCAGTCCTACCAAAAGGAAGGAGTGGAAGAAACCCAGTATATGGTGGAAGACCAATGCAATTGGTAAATATGAACAATTTAGAAGTTCCAACTTGGGATAAAGAAACTTTAAAACTATATGAACAGATAAATAGTGAAGAATATTTTATGTTACCAATTCAGACTGCGAGAGGTTGCACTTTTAAATGCACATTTTGTAGTGAAACAAGATTATATCGATACAAATCAGCCAAGAAAGTTAGAGATGATATTGTAAAACTTTATAATGAATACGGATATACAGACTTTTGGTTTGTTGATTCGTTAATTAATGGTTCAATGAAACAATTTGAGGAACTGATTGACCTATTAAATGAACTTCCATTCAAAATTAATTGGGGTGGTTATGGTAGAACTTCTACAAAAATGAATGATGATTTGATGAAAAGAGCAAAGAGTAGTGGAATGAATTGGTTAGAGGTCGGAGTAGAAAATGGTATACCAAAAATATTAGGATTAATGGAAAAGGGACAAACACCAGACATAATTAAAGATGTATTAAAACACTCACATAATAATGGAGTAAAATTGGCTGCAAATTGGATACCAGCATACGCAAGAGAAAATTCTATGGACTTCTTACAAAACCTAATCTTTTTATACGATACAAGAAACTATTTTGATAATAAATCTGAAAGTGAAGATGAACATAAAAGGTTTGTCAGTAGGGTAAAGATGATGGTCCCAGTAGAAGTTCACGAGGGAACACCTATGAGTGTTCACAAATCACACTATTCTATTTCAGATGATAGGTTCGTAGGGGATTGGGTAAGTAATGATTACAAGAACAATGTACTAAATCGTAATATTAGAGGACATTTAACACACTTGATGTTAGATATATTAGATGTTCAAAATACTACAATGCAAGATATTGATAATAACATAAAACTAAACAAAATGGTATTTGATAATAATGAAAAGGATATTACTAATATTGATTACAACACCTCTTATTTAAAGTTTGCAAACAAGCAAAAGGAAATGGATTCAGTTGAAGATAAAGAAAAAAGCATAAAACAATCAATCATAGATGATATAAAGGTTTGGATTTGGGCACTATACAAAATTAAAGGAAACTTCATAATAGACTTTGAGTTTACGGAAAACTTTATTCCACAACTTTTAGAAAATACACAATTCAAATACAAAGTTCATTGTAAGTCATATGATAATAATTATAGATTGGAAATTCATCAATCTTTGGAGTCAGATGATTTAAATTATAAAGATACATTTTCTCAATCTGGCAATTTCAATGAAAAGGGTTACAAGTTAAAATCAAAAGATTTAAATTATATAGATTCACAGAGATATGATAAATATAAAGTATCATTTCCAAGAACAGAAATGACAAATCAATATTAAAAAAAATTACATTTTCAGATTAATACAAGATACTTATTTATATCTAAAAGGTTATTCACTATGAAAACAAAAACACTATTTGACCACATAAAACAAATTACTAATGTTCAGAACCAATTGTATTGGGACAACATTACAGACGCAGATAAGAAAAGTTGGAACAATTATATGGTTCACAGATTCTTATCAATGAAAGCCGAGTGGATAGAAGTTGTAAATGAAATACAACAATATTGGGAATTGAAACCAAAAACAATTTATCAATTCTATACAAATCTACTTCCGAGAGGAAATACATACTTACGATATACTAAATCTAAAAAGAAATCCAAGATAGAAAAGTGGGCTATGGATATATTATGTCAACACTTTGAAGAAAGTTCACAAAATATTGAGAAAACGCTTGACATTATGGGTAAAGATGTCGTATATTCGATTATATCAAAGTATGGTGTAGACGAAAAGCAACTAAAAAAAATATGGAGTAAATAATGATTAAAGACACACCAAAGGGATTACCAGATTCGGCTCTTGATTTTGAAAGAGAACCAACAGATGTCGTTGGGTATATGGAAAAAACTTATCCTGAAATGACATCAGAATTTAAAAAGATTCAACAAGACCAATATGAATTGTTTTGTAGAAAACAATATGATTATGGTCCACAAAATATTGCAGTAGGAACTATTCTAAAAACACCAGAAGATATTAAGTTATCATTGTTGGGTATTTGGTTTAGAATGAACGACAAGATAGAAAGAATGAAAACATTATTGATGAGAAATGGAACAAATTCAGTTGAGGGTGAACCCGTAACTGATAGTTTTTCAGATGTATCAAATTATGGGGTTATGGCACAAGTCGTAGCAAGAGGCAAATGGGCAAAATAAGTTATAGTCAATTTTCACAATGGGATAAGTGTCCACAAATGTGGAAACTCAATTATGTAGATAAAGTTGGAACATTTACAGGTAATATTTTTACAATATTCGGTTCGGCACTACACGAAACTATTCAAGCATATTTAGTTTGTTATTATGAACGAACAATCAAAGAAGCAGATGCTTTACCATTAGATGATATTCTATTGTATCGTATGAAAGAAAACTACAAACAATCATCAGAACGACATAAAGATAACTTTGAAGTTACCAAAGAGGAAATGGCAGAGTTCTACAAAGACGGGTTGGATATCATTGAAGAATTTAAGAAACGAAAAGGTAGTCATTTCAAAAAGAAAGATACTGAATTAGTCGGTATCGAGATGAACCTTAACTTCGAATTACCACAAGATATGAGATTTGTTGGTTTTATGGATGTTGTTCTACACGACAAGAAAACTGGTCGTATGAAAATTATTGATATCAAGACTTCTACAATGGGTTGGAATAAATATATGAAAGCCGACAAGAACAAAACCAATCAGTTGTTGTTGTATAAACACTTTATGTCTAAACAATTAGAGATATCAGAAGACAAGATTGATGTGGAATACTTTATTCTGAAAAGAAGACTATATGAAAATATGATGTATCCACAAAAAAGACTTCAGTCGTTTTCACCAGCAAGTGGAAAACCAAGTGTCAATAGAGTTATGGCAAGGTTACAAGAGTTCATAGATGATTGTTATGATGACAAAGGTAAAGTTATCAACAAAGAATATGTGAAAATGGCTTCAGCAAAGAATTGTAAGTATTGTGAGTTCAAAGATAAATCAGACTTATGTGATAGGAACAAAAAATGATAGAACCAAGTTTAAGAATTAAAGTAACGGACTTTTTAGCAACAGACTTCGAACAGGAAGTATTCCAAGAACTGATGAAAGTAAAACAATCTTCAGAAATGCAAGGTGTAAATTTTCCATTATACTTCTGGTATGATAGAGAGTATGAGGCAGTCGACTTAAGTGTATTAAAAGATTTTATAAGTTATTGGAAATCAACGGGCGAGTATGGAACTAAATTAAGTCTTCACCCAGAACCATTTGATGATGGAAATCATTTTATTTGGTATGACATTAGACCAGATGACTTAGATGAAAAGTTAAAGGAAAAACTAAAGATACCATTTATGCAATATTATAGATTTGCGTGTCTTTACCAAGACCCAAAAACAGGTATTTTAGAGGGTATAAAAGATTTCCATAAAAAATACTTATTTGTCACTCGTGATAACTCAACTATACTTAAAAGAAAACAAAAGAGAAACGATGATGAAAATAGCAATCATAGGTAGTAGAAACTACACCAACAAAAAAAACATTCAGAACTTTATGTTTAGATTAAAAATGGAACATAAAGATATACAGATTGTTAGTGGTGGTGCCAAAGACGGAGCAGATAAATATGCCAAGAGATTTGCATTAGAATTTGGATTAGATTATTCAGAGTTTCCACCACAACACGAAACGCACAATATTCATTGTGTTTTAGAAGCATTCAATTATGGTAAACCATATAATGTAGGTTATTACCACAAACGAAATAAAGATTTAGTAAAGTATTCAGATAAAGTGGTAGCATTTATCAAAGATGATATCATTACCAACGGAACAAAATCAGCATTAGAATATTGTAAAAAAATAAATAAAAAATTCGTTATTTTAGGTTAAACTAACTATTTATTAGTATATATATGTATATATTAGAGGAATTATGAAAGAAGAAAAATTAACATCAGTAAAAGTCATTGACGAACTCTACAAGAAGTTCAGAGAGAAGTCAATAAGAGATGACTTTTCATTACAGAAATTAGTAAATCGTAGTTTAGATTTATTTGTTTATGATGAAGAGTTTGCAAAAAAAGTTATGGACTACGACAACTTAGAGGAAAGTGGTTCTAAATATTAATATAAGAAAGAGGTTCTATGGATTTACCAAAACTTAAAAAGGTTACAGAAAAGAAAAAGAAAAAAATCATTTTACTATCAGACGATTTAAGAATGTCAAGTGGTGTCGGAACAATGTCAAGAGAGATTGTTATGGGAACCATTAAAGAGTATGATTGGGTCCAAGTCGCTGGAGCAATCAAACACCCCGACGGAGGAAAGATAGTTGATTTAAATGAAGCAACAAGAAAAGAAACTGGTGTTGAAGACGCCTATTTAAAACTATATCCAGTTGATGGTTACGGAAGTCAAGAATTATTAAGAACATTAATCCAAACAGAAAAGCCAGATGCTATTCTACACTACACAGACCCAAGATTTTGGGGTTGGTTGTATGATATGGAACACGAAGTAAGACAACAATGTCCTATATTTTATTATAACATTTGGGACGATTTACCTTATCCGAGGTGGAACGAACCATTCTATGAAAGTTGTGATTTGATTATGAACATATCAAAACAAACACACAACATTGTCCAAAATGTTTGTCAAAATAAAGAGAGAACAGATTGGGATTCAACTTATGTTCCACACGGAATAAATGAAAAATACTTCTATCCAGTTAAGAATGAAAAAGAAAGATTAGAAATGAACAAAATGAAGTCTGAATTGTTCAAAGGAAAAGAAATAGACTTTTGTTTATTCTACAACAATAGAAACATCAGAAGAAAGATGACTTCCGATAGTATTCTGGCATTTAAGGAATTTGCAGATAAATTACCAAAAGAAAAAAGAGATAAGGTTGCATATATATTACATACTCAACCAGTTGACGGAAACGGAACAGATTTGCCAGCAGTTGTTAAAGAATTGTGTCCAGACTTAAACATTATATTCTCTACACAAAAACTATCCAATCAACATCTAAATTATCTATACAACATAGCAGATGTAACGATTAATATTGCATCAAATGAGGGATTCGGATTAGGAACTTGTGAAAGTCTAATGTGTGGAACACCAATTATTGTAAATGTTACGGGTGGTTTACAAGACCAATGTGGATTTAGATTAAAAGATAAACACATTACTTACCAAGACTACAAAGATATCCACTCACTACACGATTGGAGAAAGTGGGAAAACAATGAAGAATTAACTTGGGGTGAATGGGTGAAACCAGTATGGCCTAAGACTCGTTCATTACAAGGTTCACCACCAACACCATACATTTTTGATGATAGAGCAGATTGGATAGAAGTTGCAGACAGAATCCAAGAATGGTATGAATTGTCATCAGAAGAAAGAGAAGAATGTGGATTCAAAGGATATGAATTTGTATGTGGTGATGACGCAATGATGAGTGCAAGAGCTATGTGTGGATTATTTATGGACCATATGAACACAGCACTTGATAAGTTTCAACCAAGAGAAAGATACGAGGTATACAAAGTATGATAAAACCAATGATATTAGTTACGGCACCAGTACAGACTCGTAGTGGATACGGAAACCACTCACGAGATATTTGTCAAGCATTAATCGAACTGGATAAGTATGATGTTAGAATACAATCAGTTCGTTGGGGGAATACACCACCAACTGCTTTAGAAAAGAATAATCCTATTCATCAAGAAATTGATAAAAGAATTTTAAGACAACCTTCATTAGAAAAACAACCAGACTTACATTTACATATCGTAATACCAAATGAGTTTCAGGCAATCGGAAAAAGAAATATCGGTATGACCGCAGGTATTGAACACACGATACCACCAGCAAGTTGGGTAGAGGGTTGTAATCGTATGGATATGACAATATTTACATCTGAGTTTTCAAGAAGTGCATTTACCAATGTTAATTTTGATAAATTGGACAACAAAACAAAACAAGTTGTAGGACAACTAAAATTAGAAAAATCAAGTGATGTATTGTTTGAAGGAGCAGATACAAATATATACAAAGAAACAAAAGAAATATCAGAAAAGTTAAATCAGAAGTTTTCCAAAATCAAAGAAGACTTTTGTTTTCTATTTGTAGGACATTGGTTAAGTGGTAATCTCGGAGAAGACAGAAAAGATATCGGTATGATGTTAAAAGTATTCTACACTATGTTTAAAAACAAAAAGAATCCACCAGCACTTATATTGAAAACAAGTGGAGCAGGATTTTCCATTATGGACAGAAATGAAATGATGAAAAAAATAAACTTGGTAAAAGATAGTATGAAAGCAGATAAATTACCAAACGTATATTTACTACACGGAGATTTATCAGACAAAGAAATGAACGAAATGTATAATCACCCGAAAGTAAAAGCACACGTTTCGTTTACTCACGGAGAGGGATTCGGAAGACCAATGTTAGAAGCAACATTTAGTGGTAAACCTATGATAGCACCAATATCAACAGGTCAAGCTGATTTCTTAAATAAAGAATATACCGTACAAATACCACACCAAATGACAAAAGTTCCAGCAAGTGCATTTCCAAAAGATTACGCAAACCCAGAAGCAGAATGGTCTACGGTAAACTATGGAATGGCAGGTAAGTTAATGGAAGATGTTTATAACAATTACGATAAGTACAAACTTAAAGCAAAAAAGCAAATGATTGTTAATAGGGAGTTATTTTCACACGAATCAATGAAACAAAAGTTAGATGAGATAATTAGTCCATTGTTGGCAAATATCCCACAACCAGTTGAATTAAAATTACCTTCGTTGAAAAAAGAACCAAAGAAACTAAAATTACCAAAACTAAAAAAGGGATAATATGGCAGAGATAAAAATGACTTGTCCACATTGTTTAAGTGACAAACAATGTTTTGAAGAAAGAGTAGAAATAGAGAACTTCAGTTCATTTATTTGTTTTAATTGTGGATTTATGAGTAATTCACTTTATATAAATGACTCGGACGCATTAAAGAAAATACAAGAATCAACATCAGACTTGATGAATGAAGTAAGTTTCTATGATTATGACAGAAAAATACATTGGTTTCCAACAATTTTAAATATGGGTAAATTCGGTATGATATATCCAGAGGGAACTAAAGATAATTGGTCTTGGAAATTTGCACAAGTTAGAGAACTAACAGAAGAAGAACAAAAAGACTCTAAGTACCAAGGACACGAACACACATTAGATATCGATAATGCAAAAGAATACGGACAACACGAATTCTTAGATGCGTGTAAAGATATGGGAATCGTTAAGAAAGACATATGAAGAACACCACTTGGCAATTAGTAGAATCAGGACAGATAGTATCGTTTAGATATAAGTCTGAAAATGGAAGAAGTGTAAACAGAACGGTGTTGTGTTTAGACCCTGAATTTCGTTATAGAAAGAAATCAACCAATAGAGTAGTTCAATTCTTCATCGGATTAGAACTAAACGCATCAGATAAACCAAGTTTGCCAGTTGCCAGAGCAAAACAATTGTTTGAAATATTGGGAACACCTGACGATACACCAACTCAAACAACTACACAAGAAATGGAAAAGATATACCAATCAATAAAGGGGTTTTTAAAACGAAATCCAATATTTAAAACTTATTTATTGAGAAAGTGTAGAAAAAATAGAGTGTTTTTAGAAAATAAATATCAATCATTAAATACACTACAAGTCAAACAAGTGGCAGACAAGATTAGTAAACAAAAAGATACGATAAATATACTGGAGAGCAACCTTGAAGATTAGTTACGGAATAACAGTTTACAATGAACACAAAGAATTAGATAATTTACTACACCATTTATCTAAACACATTAGAGATGAAGATGAAGTGGTGGTTACACAAGATATATCTAAAAAGGGAACAGGTGTTTTTGAACCTGAATTTCGAGCACTTGAAAAAGTGTTAGAAAAATATGAATATGGAGATTACTTTTCTAATCTAAAAGTAAATACATTTCATTTTAGAAAAGATTTCTCTGCATTGAAAAACTACACAAAAGAACAATGTTCAGGTGATTATATATTTCACATTGACGCAGACGAAATACCAAACGAGGTATTGTTAAAACAATTACCACAAATATTAGAAATCAACGATACTGACTTAGTATGGGTTCCAAGAATTAACATTGTAAACGGAATCACAGAATTCCATATGAACTTATGGAAATGGAGACAAACTGAACAAGGTTGGATAAACTTTCCAGACTATCAGGCAAGAATATTCAAAAACGCAGACCACATTAAGTGGATAAAGCCAGTTCACGAGGTAATAGACGGAGTAAAAACATACTCTCATTTGCCACCACACGAAGAATTGACATTAAAAC